GACTCTCTATTTTTGTAAGTATACTTTTTATACAAATCAATATAATCTAAAATGGATACACCTATAATGCCATAGTACTGATTATCTCTACCAGCAATGATAACATTCTTTTCAAAAACTTTGTTGATAGGTGAGAGGTGTTTATAGTTCAACCCTAGAAACATAAGACGATTGATAATATAAGGCATATCAAAAAACTTACAGTTCCAGCCAGTAATTATATGAGGCGGATTATCTTTCCACCAATCTAAAAACAGTTGCATCATTTCTTCTTCGTTATCACAAAGAAAATATTTAATTGTTTTTTCGGGATCGTTTGGAGTATACTCACCTAAACCAAAAACATAATAAACATCAGTAATGCTATTATGAATAGTTAATGAAGTAATAGGTGATCTAGCTGAACGTATATCTGGAAAACCCTCATCCGATGCAACCTCAATGTCAAGTGTGTATATGAGTATCTTAGACCTATCCCATTGTATATCAGGATAAGTTTCGGATATGTATTGAGATACATAACTCTTTGTGCCATGAAAGGCAAAGTTAGTTACGTCATCATATTGCTCAACAAAAGATTTGCAATCGTTTATAGATGGAAACTTTAAACTTGCTAAAGGTTTATTGTCGAGGGTTCTGAATGTAGCTTTCTCTGGCGGACATGGAACATATAGTGTAGGTTCAAAGGGAACATATTCTGAATACTCTTCACCTTTACTATCTATATCACGGACATATATTTTATTCTGGAATTGGCCAACATAAGTATAAAATTTCATAGTATATATATTATAACAAAAAAGGGTTCACATTACAAGGAAAAACTTTACGACAATAGCCCTCCTGCGTCATTAGGAACAACAATTCCTGACCCATATATCCTATTATACTCATTTGTGATTGTGTTAGCTGCTGTAGCTACAATTTGAATATGTTCTGGCTTCAATTTATAGTCTTTGTCTTCAGAATACGGAAGCCATGGTTGGAAGGCTATCTTTTCTTTGCTCACAGGAATCATCACAACTGGATTTTTTATTACATTTGTTTCTTCATCAAACTCACCAAACAGTTCTTCACCGCTTGTCAACTTCACAATCTTTACATTCATTATCTTCTTTCTCCTTTTTCAATTTTTCTTCAAGTCTTCGATCAGCCATATTACCTAAAGCACCACCGATAGCACCAGCAACACTTTGAACCGTTAGGTCAGCAATTGTTGTGCAACCGATTTGTGTAACTAAGATTAAAACTAAAACCGTTTTCATAATGCGAAATCGTCATCCATCTCAAAAGACTTATCTTTTGATTCTTTAGAAGTTCGTATACCTACATTACCAATTGTATACTTAGCTTGCAAATCCCATTCAGACTTTTCACTAAATGGTAAGATTTTCATTTGTCGAATACTGGTAGTTGGCTGTGCCTTTTCGGGGGTAACGATTTCAACCAAATCCCATTCGTGTAAAAGATTTACAACTGTATTTCTGCGTTCTAAATCGTTCTCGGAAATATTAGTAGGTTTACCATCAAGAGCAAAGAGCTCTTTGAAATGAACAATATAATATTTTCCCTGCTTGTGGAGTATATGGCAAGATTGAAATAATTTCTTTTCTCTGCGTGAAGCTATTCCAATTCGTGTGAGGGTTTCTTTAACTTTCAAAAAATCATCGTCTTCTTTCAGACGAACTTCTATCATGTCTTCAATAGACCATTTAACATTCTCATTCATTTTATGTTCCTTTCAATTCAATATCTGCTGTATTAATAGATACCATTATATAGTCATAGCTAACTATACGTTTTATATAGTTATTTATAATATTACGAAACTCCACCCTTATTCATGTTTTTCTTGATAGTTTCAATGTCACTATCAGATAAAACTGACAAGGCACTAAGTGCTTTGGGAGTACTATAGTTAAAATACTCTTTAACCATTTCTAAATGCTCATACTTCTTTGACTTAGCCCAATACTTCTTAGACCTTCGTTTTTTATCAATAGAATGATGCATATAATCATAATGCAACTTATCATCTAAATCAGGTCTAAAATTCATCTTATTAGCAAAATCCAAAATATCAGGATGATATGACAAGGTTCTGTTAAGAAGAAATTTAGTGTATGACTTCATCTCTGAAGCCTCACTATCGTATCTTTCTTTACTAGTCAAATCATGTGCTAAGTCAAACGGTGATACCTTTTTCTCTTTGACCTCTTCTACTTCCTCAATTACAATCTCATTTCCAAATAGGTCTTTACTCATTATTCATCCTCATCAGGTGGCGGAGCATCTAATCTCCACTTACCCTTCTTTTTTACTAAGGTTTCATCATATGGATTCCAATCAACATTACGCAAGCTTGCAAGTGGATTCCGTTTCACTTTTTTAATTTTCTTCCGTGTCTCCATTGGGTCTTCCATATCTTCTGGGCCCGCTAAATGATCTGGACGTTCAAAACCAAAGTCACGGCCATACTTTCTTTGCCAATCAATCTCGTCTTGCATATCGCGTCGTAACTTTCTTTTTTCATTCTCCATATCATTAAGAAAGTTATCTTTATATTTATTCATACGTTTACGGAATTCATCAACACGGCGTTCCTTTTCAACTTGTTCTTCATCAGAAAGCTCTTCTGAATTTTGTTTTCGTTTTTCAATAATCATTTCCTTTTTATCATCAGGTAAACCTTCCCACTTTTTCATTAGGTTCATATTGAGATTATGAAAAATACGATTGTATAAGTCTTCATTTTCTAAAGCTGAACACAATGCAAGTACAAGTGAAAACGTCTTACTTAAATCTTCAACATCCCCCATATATCCTTCATCAGAACTCTCAAGGTCATGGCTAACCATTTCAATTGTACCATCAGCACGCACTACTAAAGCACTATCATCAAGACCAAGCTTAATGAATAGATTGCCATTTTTATCGTATTGTGGTTCGTTTGGTTGTTCGTTCTCTTGATTTTCTTCGTTCATACATTTACCCCCTTTACATAATGTATTTATAATACTCATCACTTGTATTAAAAATCTTTTAATCATATAAAACCAGCTAAGGACGAGTCTGTGACCTTAACTATAGGCGGTTTTTCTTCTTTTAAAAATTTACTGTTTAATTCACCTTCCCAATCTTTATTTATATTATTAAAGACTTCATCTAAAAATATCAAATTATCATAAATCTTTTTCTGAAAAAACTCTTTAAATATTTCTTTCATACCACATTTCAATACCCTTGTAACATTTTCAAGGTATTCCAGTTGTAAATAAAGATTGTGAAAAGCCATATTCATATTAAAACATTTAAATCTGATTGTCTCTTCACCTTGTTTATTTTTTTTATAGTGATTAAACAAACCATGTACATCCGTCAAATCTGTACATATAGGACAATTACAAGGCATCCTAAAATCCTTTGATAAGTTGGTATAGTCAATTGTGTTAGGCCAAGACATAGAGGACATACCAGTACCAACGATATACCGAGCCTCGGTAAAGTATCCACCAAAAACACAAGTTCTATTCCATGCTGTAGAATCGTATGTGAGTTGAACATCAATACCAGCATCATTTAATAACATCTGTAGATATTGAAAATAAATCATACTCTCATTTGAAGTAACACCAAAAATATGAAAGTATTTACACTCTGGTCTATCAAACTCACCATTCTTATGCAAGAATAATATAGCTGAAAGTATTCGTCCAAGATTTCCCCTAGTACCACCATATGCCCAACCCTCAAATTTATACGGTGAAACAGCATCATACCACTCTTTAATTTGTGGTATGGTTTGACCTTGAATAACATTTAAGATTTTTGCATCGGATCGTGTTCTATTCTCTAAATAATATTTAGCAGATGTAACCGTCAAATCTAAACATTCCTGATATGAATTATAAGGTGATAGTTGTTTTCCATCTCTCATCATTCCCAACGTAAATGTTGGCCTATCTAATATTGGAAATACATCACCATTCTTTTCAGACCATTCAAGAGCTACTTTATCAGTATAGATTTGATGATTTACTGTTGAATGTGCTAACTGGTATCCACCACTATCAACAAATACCATTGCGTTTTCTGCTTGAAGTTTTTTTCTATAATCAGTATTTTTATACTGAGCTCCAGCAGAAATCAACATATAATTATTTTTGAAATAGGAATCACTATCTTTATTATAAATTCTTAGTGATTTCTTTTCATTAAAATCTGGTTGGTATTCTTCCCTGATTGTTGCATCATCCTTTTCTAACATACTCATTAATGTATCACTATATGCCGGAATGTAAATCGCGTCCTTCATTATATAACTCCTTTACTTGTTAAGGCTTCACACCAATCATAATCTTCTTTTCCTCTGTAATTCTTTTTGAGTATAGAAGGAATAAGTTTCTCTAGCCATGGAGCTAACCACGGCTGGTTTTTATAATAATCTTCTGGAATACTTATATTGTTATTATAGAGTGAAATCCATTTACGAAAACATGGTTTACACCATCCACACGTTTGATCTGACTGTGAAGAGTATTCAAGTTGTTCGTAAAAAGAAAGTTCTTGTGGTTCATAACAACTATAAGATTCTAATAAAGCTTCTTCACTTCCACCCTTTTCCAGATACTCTTTGACAATCTCCGTTTTTGTTTTATCTTTATATGGAGAGCTAACTTTAAAAACACGTTCCTCAGTCCAATGCTGTTCCTTCCACATATGATTTAACAAGTCTGTCATTTTATCATAGAAAATTGGGTCTTTATCAAAT